ACATTGGTGTTATAAATAACCGGGTACATGGTACGAATTATTTTAGGTATTATAAATTGATTTGTTTCCTTTATTTCACCTATTTTCTTCTCTACATCTGAAATTTTATCACTAATAACTTGTTCTATTGTCATATTTTTTTTAGCAACTGTACCTGGAAACAAAAGTGTTGTTCCTGATAAAAATTCGACGGATGTTTGTAGTTTATCATATTGATGGGCGGCTATTTTATGGGCCTCGGACGCCGCGTCCAATTTGAAATAATTTACCAAAGCCAGCAAAAAAGCGATAATACCATTTACGGACGCTATGACATATGGACCCCAATTATAATCTTTGAAAACACCTGATAATACAGTGGCTGATGTGGATAGCGCAATGGAAGGCATCATTAATTTATTCAATTCACTTTCACAATATGTTTTGGATTCCATATAAATGAGTTTTTGACCTTTCAAATAGCTCGCTAGAATGTCAAGAGAACTAGAATATTTATGATTTTCTTCAAAATAATTATTCTTGATGTCTTTTTCAACTTCTTGAAATGAATATTTTGCTGCTACAAATTTGTGTGGTTTTTGTTGATTGTCTGGATTGTTTGAATTCTCTGGATTCTCTGGATTTTGACTTGATGTTGTATTTCCAGAAGAATCAACAACTCGGTTGTCTGGTTCCGATAATTCTTCCCATTCCATATTGGATATTTCGTCGTCGTCGTTATTGTTGGTATTATTATTGTTTGTGTTATTTTCATTTGTGATTTCTTGATTTTCTGCGTTGTTATTTTCATTTAATGAATCGTTGCTTAATACGTCGTCATCACCATCCAAATCCATTATTGTATAATATATAGTAATATTTGAAAAAATATATTTTCTACGTCTATAACATAATATGAGTTATACACGTAAAAATACGGGTCGCGGCGTTGCTACACGAGGATGGAAAAATGAAAAACCAGGGTTTCATCAAAAAACACTCATGTTGAGGAAATGTGGTAAAAAATGTTTTTTAGGACCTCATAAATCATTTCCTATTTGTAAGAAAAATACTTGTAAAGTGAGTTCCAAAGGCGTTTATGCTGCTTATATCAGAGCAAGACAATATAGACATTCGGGTAAGAAATATATGAATATTTCTAAAAAAGCAAATAAGATGCTTGTTCGCATGGGTGCTAAACGTTGAGGTTGATTTATAATATTTATTAAGGAAGTTAAATATTATAAATTATTTTGATTTGTTTGGGTTATTATGGTGTATAAGTGTTTGAGTTGGATCCCATCAGGCTGCTGGGGCCACCAGCTGCTGGGCCAGTTAAAATACCAGCAACATTTGGTGGGCAGAAAATGGTAGATATGAATGCGCCTGAAAGAGATTTTTGGACACCATTAGTTGAATGTGTTGGAAAAGGAGCAGTGACATTATCAATTTGATTACCAATTGGTTGACCACCATTTATTTTATATCTTATTAAATTGCCACTACCATCAATACCAGTGGCGTTAACGAGTTGAATTACATTGTTATATGATTGAGCAGTGTTGTAATTAATTTGTTGTGACGACATATTTGTTACGTTTTTATTGTATGTTTGAGTTTGACTAACGTTATTAGTACCGCTAGCACTAACATTAGTGCGAAGATCACTAATAACTGTATTTATAAATGAACCTCCAGAAAATCCATTTGGGTCTAATTTTAGACTGAAAATACTGTTAATAACATCTTCAGAAACACCAAAAAAAAGCACTGTATTGTTTCCTCTTATAGCATAAGAGGATGGATTACTAAGATTCAATTGAGAAACAATTTTTGTTAAATTGTTATTAAAGCCAACAATTTGAGCAGAGCTTCCTAAGTTACCTGACATATTTATACATAATACAAATATTTTTTTTTGGGTGAATAATAATTACGCGAATTTTATTGTCCTAAATAAAAAAAAACATGTAAAGTTTTTTATTTTTGTTTTTATTTTTAATAACACATTTCATTATTTACAGAATAGTGACATTGCCATTCCATCCCATCTAAAAACGCAACATTTGTATTTGTATTTTGTTTGCATTTGTCTATAAAATCCTTTTGTAAGAAGTAAAAGTCGAGTTTTTCACCTAAAGGTTCTGGTTCTTCTAAATCTATGTGATCTTCAGGTTGATTTACGACAACTTCATTCTCTTGTTCTAAACTAAAATTGTTGATAATATCCCTTAATTTATCATATAAATCATCATTTATTTTATAAAATTCTTCATTGAGTTCCCCAGTATTGTATTCTGGGTGATCTAATAACACCGCTTTAATAAAGGTCTCCATGGTTACACCTTGTTCAACTAGTTTTTTTGCGATCAAAACAACAGATGGTTTTGGTTTTAGATTGTTCGTTAGTTCGTCTTGGTATTCATTTTCTTCTAAAATATCATCTTCATCAGTTAATGATTCACCTGTAATGCGTTCTAACATAAAACGAAAACCTCGTAAAACATCATTTTCTTCTTGTTGGTTTTGTGACTGGTTTTCATCATCGTCGTCATCATCGTCATCACCTTCTTCCTCACCATCATCGTCTTCATCATCATCATCGCGATTATGATTGGCGACATGTTCATCCACCATTTCACCTCTACAATAAGGACAACCAAAGCCATTAAAAGCCACATTGGATAACAGACATTTTGTATGAAACTCATGACCACATTCTGTCATTGTACGATTGACTACACCAGTAATCTCTAACATACAGATAGGACATTCAGTGTTTTCATTTTCACACAAAATAAAATTAGTTGTTGTCATTGTTGATCGATTGAATAAACGTTAGTTTGTTAAATTATATATTCTTCAATTTATTTAGTCTAGACATTTCATTTTTTTTTATTTTATATGGAAAAATTGAATTACTTATTTTGTTATTTTTCAAAAATTTAAATATTAAAATTAATTATAAGCAATGCAAATAAAATTATTTACAATGGTTAAAGATGAAGAGGATATTCTTAACGATTGGGTAATATATCATGGTTCTATCTTTGGGTTTCCAAATATTTTTGTTATTGATAATTATTCGACTGATGGTACTTATGAAAAATTACTTGAATTCAAAAAAATAGGAGTCAATGTTTTTCGTGGACCAGATTATTCTTTAAAAGGTCAATATATGACTAATTTAATAAATAAACATTGTGTGAATGATGATATAGCGTATCCGATTGATATTGATGAATTTATTGTATATTATGATAGAAGTTCAAAAAATGTTTGGGTTGATAAAACTGTAATTATTAATTACATGAATCAATTACCGAAAAATGTACCTTTATTTAAAACGAACTATATTCAAGCGCTACCTACTAATGAAGATGGTTTTTCTCGAGCAACTGTGGAATGTAATACAGGAATATATGATGATTGCGGGTCACATGCTAAAACTTTTATAAGAAAACGTTTGTTTCGCAATACCATAGACCACGGGAATCATGTTTTTAGTAATCATTATTTTCTTACTGATTTATGCTTGGTTCATTTTCATTATAGAAATATAAATCAAATGAAAAAAAAAATTTATAATAATGTTAATGGTTTTGGGTATCCGGTCAATGATATAAATAGATTAAAAAATCTTTTACAGGACACACCAGGTTTACGTGGTTTTCATCATGTTAGAAATCAAATTGAAGTATTAGAAAATCGATTTAAACTAAATAGGATCGATAAAAATGATCCAAATATCATACATATATCAAGATTAAATCAGCGTATACAAGAAGGATATTTTTAGATATGAACGGGTCAAATGTTAGGTTATTGAATATTTACATTGTAAAATAAAAAAATTGAAATGCTTTTTATTTTACAATTATAAAAATATTAATTTAAGAAAAGCAATCATCTAAATCGAAAAATGACACAGCCTATGAGTATTTACATTCCACATGTTTTTACTAATATCACTAAAGAATTTATCATGAAGACATTTGAAAATTGGCAAATTGGAAAAGTACACCATGTTGATTTTACGGATAAAATAGATAAAAAAGGTAAAATCTATTATTCTGCGTATGTTCATTTTGATTCATGGTTTGATAATATTGTTTCTCAAAATTTTCAAGATCGTGTAAAAAATCCAGAAAAAGAAGCAAAACTTGTTTACAGTGATCCTTGGTTTTGGGTATGTTTAGAAAATACTAGTAGTCATATTGTTAAAAAAGTAAATGGATCAGGAGGGGAGCGTAAAATTAAAATTAATTTGGATGATTTATTTGCGTGTGCGATTGCTTCTAATAATATAAAAAAAAATACTATTGAGAATGATGAGAATAATAATGAAATTGTCATTTATAATGAACGTAAGGTAGATATGAATTATGTTAGACATTTAGAAATTATGAATTATAAACTGATGTATGATTTGCGTAATATACAAGGCGATTTTATTATGGTTTGAATCCACTTTTCCCAAAAGTGGATAAGGTAGATTTGGCTTTTGCTCCACTTTTCCCAAAAGTGGATAAGGTAGAGAATGCGTAGTGAATATACGTATGTAATAGTAATAGTATTTTATTGTAAAATGTAATTTTAACAAAAGTTTTTTTTATTGAAAATATAAAACCCATATAATATAAGAAAAATATGAAATTAACTAGATCCAAATCTACCTTTGAGAAAGGTAGAGCCAAAACCACTTTTGAGAAAAGTGGAGCAAAAACCAAATCTACCTTATCCACTTTTAAAAAAAGTGAAGCAAAAACCAAATCTACCTTTGGGAAAGGTATAGCCAAAGCCACTTTAAAAAAAAGAACGAAAAGAACCAAAACCTTAAAATTAAAAAAAAAAGGTAGTTTTGCTCCACTTTTCTCAAAAGTTGATAAGGATAGTTTTGCTCCACTTTTTTTAAAAGTGGATTCAAAAGTGGATTCAAAAGTGGATAATAATAAAAATGAAAAGTTTTTTCATCGTTTTTATAAACCAAACCATATTAACAAAACCGCAAAAATGAATCCTAATAATAATGTGAATCTTGTTGTTGGAGGTGCTCAACGTTATAACGAGCAATTTATTGATTTAATGGAAAAACTAGCATCCATCATGTTAAAACAAGGCGAACCTTTTCGTGCCAGAGCATATCAAAAAGCTCAGGAAACTCTTATGTCTTATCCACAAGATATTTCATCAGTCGATCAATTGAAAGGTGCTCCTGGAATTGGGTCAACCATTCTAGAAAAATTAAATGAATTTGTAACTACAGGTACATTAAAAATATTAGAAAGAGAAAAAAACAATCCAGTCAATATATTAGGAGAAATATATGGAGTTGGTCCAAAAAAAGCAAAGGAGCTTGTAGAAAAAGGAATTACCACGATTGAACAATTACGTACGCAACAAGATCAAGTTTTAAATGATGTACAAAAGGTTGGATTGAAATATTATGAAGATATTTTGAAACGTATTCCAAGATCTGAAATTCAAGAATACGAAGCAATCTTTATTTCGAATTTTCAAAAGGTTGCTAGTTCTGATCCAGCATCACGAATGGAAATTGTAGGTAGTTATCGTCGCGGCGCCGAAAGTTCTGGTGATATTGATGTAATCATTACATCTAATTCACATTCTGTGTTTGTAAAATTTATTGATGAATTAATAAAAGAAAAAATCATATTGGAAGTTTTATCAAGAGGGTCTTCAAAGTGTTTAGTTATAGCCAAAATTCCATCTTCGTCTACATCTAGACGCATTGATTTCCTATATGCGACACCAGAAGAATATCCATTCTCTATTTTGTATTTTACCGGTTCAAAAACATTCAATACCGTTATGCGTCACGAAGCCCTTAAGTTAGGTCTCTCTATGAATGAGCATGGATTGTACAAAATGGAAGGAAAGAAAAAGGGAGAAAAAGTCGAAGCAGTTTTTAAAGATGAAAAGGATATATTTGATTATTTGAATTTGGTTTATAAGTCCCCTGTTGAACGGGTCGATGGACGAGCTGTTGTTCTACGTGGTGTTGGTAACGTGGCTCCTGCTGACGTGGCTCCTGCTGACGTGGCTCCTGCTGACGTGGCTCCTGCTGACGTGGCTCCTGCTCCTGCTGAGGTGGAACCTTCTACTATTGTTGGTCCATCCAAAGTAGCAAAGGTGACAAAAGTATCAAAAACAAAAACGATTAAAAAGAAACTTGTTGTTGGTCTCGAAGTTTCACCTCAACAAAGTAGCACAGAAAATGAAATAATAGATTTAATCATGTCATTCAAGAATAATGGTATATCAG